TTACTTAAAAGTTGCTTCATAAACATCACATTGCACAGCGACAGGCACAATGATAGTACCGTGATCCGTTGGTTGTGGTACTCTTTGTATGATTGGTTTCATACGAGCATTCACACACTCACGGGCTGCCATGATTACCTCGGTCCTATCCATTTGTTTTATCTTATCACCACCAGGCAACACGATAACAGATGGAATTTTAGATAGACCATGACAACCTGTCAACAGGAGTAATGGCAGAATTAA